ATGAGAATCCTCTCGCGCATCTGCTCCGCCGACATGCGCTTCTTGGTATAGCCGGGCACGAAGTCGGTCGGCTTGAATGCCGGACGTCCCTTGCGCCGGTACGCGTTCGCGAAGACGCACGCGATCAGACCGGTACGCAGATCGTGCCGAAACGTCACTTGCTTGCGAATCGCTATCAGCGCGTCAAATTCTCGCGGCGTCATCCGCCAGAACTCCTCCTCGGCGAGTTCAAGCTCTATACGAGCGTAGGCCCAGATTTCGATCCACTTGACCCGCCGGGCGCTTTTGGGTCGCTTCCCGCCCCGTCTGCCTCGCCCATCTCCGCCATAGCGTTGGTCCACGCCGCATGACAAGCCTTGACCACCATGGCGAGGTTCTTCATGGTCACCATGGAACCGACCTGTTCGATCGTCAATTCAGGCTCCTCGTGCAGCATGGACGCCCAAAGCATGGCGCGAGCGTCACGCGCTCCGAAGTTTCGCCAGAATCGCACATTGAGCACGTCGTGGTTGATTGCCTCTTCCATGCGCGCCATGGCGTTGAAATCGAACAGCAGTCGCCATACCCTTCCGCCGATCTCGATAACTGTGAACCGGTCGGGTAAGTTGCTGTTGGTTGCCATCGTTCACCTCCCGTTATGCGAGTGCCGGTTTGCCGGTGATCTTGATCGTGGCACTGCAAGTGTTCTTGCCGTCCACCGGGCTTGCCGGGCTGTAGGCCGTCACGAATCCGCTGAATGTCCACGTCAAGCCGATCGCGGCTGGCGTGACGATCCGCCAATTCTGATTTGTTCGAGCTTGGTGATCTGTGAGCAGCAGCAGTTGGTTCGCTGTCTGCGGAGACCACTGGAGTTCCATGGAGACTTCGCCGCCGTCAAGCAATCCGGCGATGAATTCCCGGTAGTTGTCGGCGCTCTCCATGTGCGTCACATCGATCACGTCCAAGGACCCGCTGGGGCCATCGAGGTTCGTGATCTCGGTAATCGTGTCCCAACCGCTAGCGCCGTCATCGCGCTGGAGTAGCGTCCCGAGACCGATCGTTGCTGTGCTGACTGCCATAGCTGTTACCTCCTACGAGATTTGAATTGCCAATGCCGTTTAGTCAAGCTAGTCGAGATTGAGCACGGCGAATTGGACGTTGTCGTTGCTGCTGGCGAGCAGGATCTTGTTGAGCGCCTGCTTCCAGCCGACGACGTTTCCGAACCAGAACGCAGCATATTCGCCCGCGTCCAGGCTATAAGTCGTGATGTCGCCTTTGCGACCGAATTGGTCCGCGACGCTGCTGATAGTGAACGTCTGCGCGCCGACGTCGTTGTTGAATACGAGCAGCAGTTGCCGCCCTGTGATCACGAAATCGTTGCCAGCGGCGTTGTCAGAGTTCGCGAACGTAAAGTCGAGCGCGTTCGCGCTCACCGGAATCGTCGGATGCGGTCCCTTTGGCGTCTGTGTCGTAATTGCCGTTGCCATGTCGTGCCTCCTTTGCGGTTATGGCCGCGTCTCCGTATGCCATATCTCGAAATCGAGATCGGTACGGTACAGCCTCACTGTGCTTTCGTAGAATTCGCGTTCATCTGAGACAAACGCTCCCTGCACAATCGTGCGGCCTCCGCCGCCGCCGAGTTCGCCCGAGAACGCCTCCAACGAGAGACGTGCCGCATCGGCAAGCGCCTTTGAGCCCAGATATGTCGTCGCCCAGCAGCTAATCTGCACCCGTGCGTTGGCAAGTCCGCTGGATCCCCCCGTGTGCACGGAGCGCTCGCCGCCGGTCTGCAGGTAGCTGATCGCGGGCGGAGTGACATTCTGCGGCAGCACCATCGGATAGACGCGCGTTCCTACGAGCGCGCCCACAACGGGATCATCGAGCAGGTGCCTGTGGAGGTCGCTGCCATTCATTTCGGTATCTTTGCCTTTGCGAGATCCTTTCGGATAGACTCGCTAATCTTGAGAAGAACGATCGCACGATTGCTGTCGAGCGCCGGACCCATGAACGGCTTGGCCGCTTGGTGCTTCGTGCCGAATTCAAGGAATCTCCCATAGAACGCCTGCGACAACAGCCCGACGCGCACGTCCACGGTGGCTCCTCGAAGCCCATGCGCTCTGATCTTGGTGGCCTTCTTGACGGAGCGGATCAATTGGCCGGACTCGACGTTCTGATTCCTTACGAGATTGCGCTTGGCCGCGCGCACGACGACATCAGCACCGCGATTCATTGCGCGGCGCATGATGCCTTTGGCGATCTTATTCGGCAGTTTGCTGAGTTCGCGCTCCAGCTCCTTGAGGCCCCGCACTTCCATTGTGATTCTGTCAGACGGCATCACACCTCCTCGACGCAGAGAATTTCGAGTTCCTTGTTGCGCTCGTCTGCGTTGCGCACGTAGATGATGTTGAAGAGTCGGCTGTCGAACGCGATGCGCATCTTGGGGACGACGCCGCTCAGATACCACATCCGCACCCGGTGGGTGATGTCCGCGTGGAACTGTCGGGCGGAGAACAGCTCCTTGCCGGTTAGCGGCTGGACGGACGCCCACCGGGATGCGAATGTGCTCCACGCGCCTGTCTCCTGACCGGCAGCGTCTTGCGAGGACGATAAAACCTCGATTGTCACGCGGTGTCGCAATTTTCCTGCCCGCATCACGCCCCGCTTCCGTAGCCGAACAAATTCGCGCGATAGTTGGCGAGCAGACTCGACGCGGCCAAGGGCACCCGCGCTCGTGGGCCAGTAGCGACCTCCTCGCGGTTCTCGTGCCAGTGGGCGATGACGAACAGCATCGCCATCGAAATATCATCCGGAACGTCGGTGGCGGCGTCACCGTACCCGCACTTGTACTGCAATTCTACCGCGTTGCGCACGCCGCGCGTGTCGGGCCAGATCTCCTCGAATGCCGGGTAGACCCGCGCCGGGATCGAGTCGCCGTCGACCGTGAAATCTGTGTCCTCGACTAGGCTCGTAAGCACGCCGTCGTCCGACTTGATATACTTGAGCGACGTGGTAGACTGGTATGGCGGAAACGGCACCAGGATCACGCTCGGGAACGCGTCGTACTGCAGCTTCCACGTCTGCGTGATGAACGCGCGCCGGGTCCGATGCTCCGCCCACCGACGAGCGGCACCGATCAAGAATCGAAGGTAGTCGTCTTGGCCGGTGTCGGTCGTCTCAAGGCGCAGATGTGGCTTAACGCGCTTGTTCAGGTCCAGCGGCTCCGCGTCCGGCCCCGTGACTAATGTAAGAGCTGAGTACGGCCACATAGCTTACCCCTTTCGAACGTGCTTGGTCTTTCCGCCCCCCTTACGCCTTCCCGGCTTGGGCTTGACGGCCTTCTCAGGTGCCTCAAGCGTCGCGGATTCGGCCTTGTGCGACGTCGCCCGTTTGCGTTCTATCGTGCGCTCCACCGACTGGCTCATATGGTCCGCCTGCTCGGCGGCATTCGCCGCGATGAGACCGCGCCCGACCTCGTCGTGCACGTCTATCGTCTCGCCTGCAGAGCCGCGAAAATGCGGCCCCGCTGCGGTCGTTCTAAGCTTGATCAGCATCATGGCCTCCTATGCCCTTGCGTGCCCTTGCCGGGGCGAGTTCGAATCCGCCCCGGCTCGAGCCTGTTGTAGCGATCGGCCTACGCCGTCCCTTCCGCTGGTGACGAATGCGACTCAGACGCGGCGACTGTCGCCGAATCATGTACGGTCGGGCGCTTCCGCCCATTGTACTGAATCGCGAGCACTCCATCGATGACGGCACCGGTCGCTCCGCCGCGAACTACGACGGCGCGCACGAACCGCTCCCGTGGACGGAAGATGTCAACGATCGCACAGTCATCGTCGTTCGCATTGAGGATCGTTGCCAGCGTCCCTAAGAGGTCCTGCGCGTCGTCATCGAACGCAAGCACCGTATCCTGTTGAATCTTGAGGCTGAGATCGCCATCGGTGATGGTGCCAGCCAACAAGATGAAAGCCACGCCATCGAATCCTTGCATGTCGATGACGCTGCTGTTTTGGGCGGTTAGGCCAACGGCCACAGCGTCCATTACACGCGTGACCTTGACGTTCTGGTTGAGAT